GCCGGGCATGAGCGCGGAAGACATGCGGCGGGTACGAGAAGAAATCGTGCGCGTGGCGTCGCAGACCTTAAAGGGTCTGTAGTTATAACCCGGCCAGCAGGCCGGCAAGTACAAACCAAGGAGAAAGAATGGGAGCAATTACAAATAGCAACGTCGCAAGCGCGATTGTGAAGCTGGTAGCGGCGGACGCTTTGCCGGTGCTGGTGGGAAACCTGGTGATGGGCAACCTGGTGAATCGCGATTACGAGCCGGTGCTGGCAAATGCCGGCGATACGGTGAACGTGCCGATACCGCCGACGATGGTAGCCAACAACATCGCGGCCGGCGGCACGGTGACGCCGCAGAATCCGAGTTTGGGCAATGCGCAGATCGTGCTGAACACGCACGCGGAAGCGACTTTCCAGATTCCAGATGTGACCAAGATCCTGGCGGTGCCGGACCTGCTGAAGATCTACATGCAGCCGGCAGTGGCAGCGATCGCGCAGAGTATCGAAACCAGCCTGCTGAACCTGTACGCGGGGTTCACGACCAACACGCCGGTGGGGACGGCGGGAACGGCGCTCACGGAAGCCACGGTGGACGCGGCGGAAACAGCGCTGTTCCTGGCCAAGGTACCGCCCAGCGAACCGAAGTACATCGTGGTGGACTCGGCGGCCTACTCGGCCTGGCGGCAGATTCCGCTGTTCGAGGAATTCCAGACGGCGGGCGCGGCCGGCCTGGCGGCATTGATTGACGGGACAATCGGCAAGTACAAAGACTTCTATGTGTTCCGTTCGCAATTCGTGCCCAAGACCAGCAGCCCGACAAACACACACAACCTGGCGTTCACGCGGGACGCGATCGGCCTGGTGGTTCGGCGGCTGCCGCAACCTCTTCCGGGAACGGGAGCGATTGCGGAGTACGCCGAGCTGGGCAACTTCGGCATGCGCGTAATCATGAGCTACCAGCCGAACACGCTGGCGCAGCAGTTCACGGTGGACGTGCTGTACGGATGCGGCGTGCTGCGCAACGCGTGCGGCGTGCAGGTAAACACCTAACGAGGCGGAGCCGCGAAGCGGGCTGGCGGCCTGTAACCGGGCGGCCGGCCCGCAATGAGATGCGAGGAGAGCGGGATGGATCTGAGACTGTACTACCAGAAGATACGGGACACGCAAGCGAAGATCGCCGACCCATTTCCAGTGGTGGAGAGCTGCGAGACGCCGGACGGGGGGATCGCGGGAAGACTGACCGAAGTGACGCCAGCCGTTGCGGCCAGGCTGATTGTGGAAGGGGCGGCGCGGCTGGTGAAGGAAGCGGACGCGGCGGCATTTCGCGAGGAGCGAGCCAAAGCCAAGCAGGCGGCGGATGAAGCCCAGGCGGCAGCCAAGGTGCCGATGACGTTCCTGCCAGTGGCGGAATGGAACAGAATCCAGGACGCGGGGAAGCGCGCCAAGAACCAGGCATAAGGGCATGGCACTATTCACGGACGGACCTCCTTCGACCATCGAACAGCTAACAGGGCTGGACTCGCAGTTGACGAGTGTGGCCAGCACCGAGGGGATCGATGTGACGCGCAAGCTGGTACTGGCCCACGAAGAGATCGGTCTGGACCTCGAGGCGCTGCTGAAGAGGATGAGCCCGGCGGATCGTCCGATGTGGGAGGTGGTGAAGCCGAGCCTTGAAAACGTGGTGGTGACACCGGCGCTCAAGCTGTGGTTCGCCTATCGAACGTTGGAGCTGGTATACAGCGACGCGTACAACAGCCAACTGAACGACCGGTACATGGGCAAGCGAGACCAGTTCCAGCAGATGGCAGTGGCGCATCGCGAGCGGCTGATGGAGGCTGGCGCCGGAATGGCGTCGATTCCAGTGCCGCGCGCGATGACTCCCGTGCTGGCGGCGGCGCGGGGGAGTTTGCCGGACAACATCTATTATGTGACCGCAGCCTGGGTGAACCGGGTGAACGAAGAAGGGGCGAGCTCGATTCCAGCGGCGATTACGACGGCGTCCAGCTCGTTTTCGGCAACGCTCGGACCGGCGCCGCCGAACGCCACCGGGTGGAACGTATACGTTGGCACGGATCCGGACAGTATGACGCTGCAGAACAGCTCGCCGCTCGCGGCCGGGGCGGCCTGGGTGCAGCCGGTGTGGATCAGCGCGACGGGACGCAAGCCGGGGAGTGGACAAGCTCCGAGCTATGTGCAATCGCTGGCGCGCATCTTACAGAGGGGCTGATGCCGACAACGATAGGAAACACGGTAACGGCCAAGACCGTGCAGTTGCTGACGGGGCCGAGCGGTGTGAATCTCACCCTGGAGGCCCTGGCGCTGAGCGGCGAGACAGCGGTGGCGGCGCTGGGGACGAAGCAGATTACTCCCGAGAACGTGGCGCTCGAACTGGTGGAGCGGGCGACCGCGGTGACCTACCCGGCGGTGAACGTCTATTGCGAGAGAATCGTGAACCAACTGGTGGAGAAATTCCGGACGTTTTCGGGGATCTCACAGATGGCGATCGAAGTGCGGCACTCGCAGGACCGGTTAGAAGGGTTGCAAGACACGGTTGAGCTATACACAAGCGCCGTGATGCAGACGCTGGACGCCAGCCGCGGCGACTGGGGCGGCGGAATGTACTATGCGGGCGGGTATCAGGTTACGTTCGGAGCCGTCAAGAGCGGAGGAATCAATTTCGTGCAGACGGCCAAGGTGACATTCGAGATTGGAGTGAGCATTAACTAAGATGGCTTCTTACATTTCCTCAAACGCAAACCGCTTCTACGCGGCGCTGGAAAGCGCGTATGGCAGCGTGGCGGCAATCGGGGCAAGCAACCGGATACCGGCGCTCAAGCTGACTGTGCAGCAGCAACTCGAGGTCACGAGCCGGAAAGACAAGACGGGAAGCCGGACGTTTCCCGGACTGCCGGCGGGCGGCCGGCGCCGCACGAATTTCGAATTGCAGACGTACATGACGAGCTGGCAGTCCGCGGCGGGCGGTCCGGCGTACGGGCCGTTGTTTCAGGCGGCATTGGGCGCGGCGCCGCTGCTTTTCAATGGCGGGACGGTGGCATCGTGCTCGAACACGACGCTGGCTTTTGCAGCGCCTCACGGATTGAACGTAAGCCAGGCGGTCTCAAGCTGCGGCGAGATACGGTTTGTGACGGTGATTGTGGACGCCAACACGGTCGAGATCAACGCGCCGTTCACCGCGCCGCCGGCGAGTGGGACCATGATCGGATCGGCGGTGACGTACCAACCGGCGACGGAGCTGCCGAGCGCGAGCGTGTTCGATTACTGGGATCCGGCGAGCGCGGTGCAAAGAATCCTGAGCGGCGCCGCGGTGGATCAGATGGAGATCCAAATCGACGGCGATTTTCACGAATTCCATTTCAGCGGCGTAGCGCAGGACGTGCTGGACAGCGCAAGCTTCACGGCGGGGCAGGGCAATTTGACGAGTTATCCGATGGAACCGGGGATCGGGGCATTCGACTATTCGATCGTGCCCGGTAATCTGGGCGAGGCGTGGTTGGGAACCACACCAGCGCAATTCTTTACGGTGACGGAAGCGTCGGTGGTGCTGAAGAACGGGTTGGACACGCGGTCGCGGGAATTCGGTTTCAACCTTCCGCAAGCGATCTCACCGGGACAAAGAACCGTGCAGGCGTCGATCGGACTTTACAGCCAGACCGACAGCGCAACACCGGCGCTATACCAGGCAGCGCGGCAGCGGACGCCGATCAGCGTGATGTTCCAGCTCGGCCAGACGCAGGGCCAGGTGATGGGCGTGTATTTGCAGAGCGTGATTCCCGAGGTTCCGCAATTTGACGACAGCGCGAACCGGCTGCAATGGGTGTTCCAGCCATCGCGGGCGCAGGGAACGGTGGACAACGAAATCGCGGTCGCGTTCGGATAGGCATGACATACGAGAGCGTGAAGGATGTGGATTCGAAGATAGCCCCGGGGGTAAGGTTCCGCATCGCGCGGATGTCTTTTGCGCGGCGCGTTGAACTGATGCGGCAGATTCGGGAGCTGGCGCGGCGCATGGAGTTTCTGGAGGCGGGCCGGGAGCCGGGCGAGAAAATGGACTCGACGCTGGTTCAGGTCGAGGTCAACCGGCTGTACCTTATGTGGGGCCTGGTCGAAGTTGCCGGTCTGGAAGTGGACGGGGCGGCGGCGACTCCCGCGGCGTTGGCGGAGAGCGGACCCGAGGACCTGTTTCGGGAAGCGCTGGCAGCCGTCAAAGCCGAGACGGGCCTGAGCGGGGCAGAACGAAAAAACTGATTGTCGCCTTCCATTTTCAATTCTCCAACCAGGCCGGGTGGAGGTGCGACGTTTGCCGGAAGTCCGGCCTGGAGGCAAAGCGCAGGTGCGGCTGGCGGCCGGAGGTGCGCGACGAGGGCGGGCCACTGGTGTGGGCGCGCAGAGGCGTGAGACTGGGAACGTGTCCCAGGTCGTTGATAACGGCCGAGAGCCAAACGACGGTGGAGGAGTTTTTCATTCGAAGGCGGTTGGGCCTGATGAACGAAGAGCAACTCACGGCGCGACAGGTAGAAGCGTTCGCCATTCTGGAAAAGGAACTCGCAGCGGAAATCAAGCATGAGCAGCACAACGCAAGAACAGCTTCTTAGATTCTTTAGGGAGGCCGCCGGAACGAATGCTCCGGAGACGCCGGCGGCGAGCCGCGTGGCCGAATCGAGCGGCAGCCCATTGGCGGAAGCCGCTGCGGGCGGAGCACTCGGGCCGATGAGCGACGCTGGAGGAGGCCAAGGATACGCAGCGACGTCCGTGGGCACGAACACCGAAGGCGGTGCGGAGACCGTGCAAAGCATGGGCGGGACTGGGAGCACAATCGAATCGGCGCTGACAACATTCCTGGAAGGCGGGCTTGGGATTGTTCCGCTGGTGAGCGGCCTGATGGGATTGTTCGACGGCGGCAGCACCGCTCCGCCGCAGCTCGAGAAGTACCAGAAGCCCTCTTCCATCGACTTTGTAAGCGCGGATACGCCGAACGGACTGGAGGCGGCGGACTACGACCAGTTGGGGATGCCGCGGCTGGCCGATACGGCGCTGCCGGTTTCGACCGCAACGAGTTCCTCCTCAGCTAGGGGCTCTTCAACCGGAGGGACCGCAAGCAGCGCCGGGCCGAGCGCAACGGCGATGCCGCAAATGACGCTGAACATTCAGGCGATGGATGCGCAGTCGATTTTGGACCGCAGCGGAGACATCGCGCAGGCAGTACGCAGCGCGATGTTGAACATGAGCTCAATCAACGATGTAATCAGCGATCTGTGACATGGCCTCATTCCCAACCCTCAAAACCAGCGCCGTCACGCAGTATCCGGCGACTAAAGCCGTCAAGTTCCAGAACCAGGTGGTACGGTTCGTGGATGGCACCGAGCAGCGATACCGAGATTGCGCCGGACCGCTACACCAGTGGGTAATCCGCGTGAACGAGTTAGACGAGACGGAAATGGCGGCGCTGGAGGAATTCCTGGAATCGAACCAGGGTAGCTTCGGCAGTTTTTCCTTCACGGACCCATGGGACAACCAGACTTACGGTAATTGCAGTTTCGCCGACGATGCCGTGAACCTGACTTCGGCGGACGAAATCCGCGGTAGCACCTCGGTGACCGTGAAGGAAAATCGGGGATAACCATGAGTGTCTATCCGCAGTTAGCAACCGGGGTGATGAGTCAGTTTCCGATCGTGAAACAACGTAGACCCCGCACTGTGATGAATGCGGCCGCGGACGGGAGATCGATCAAGCTGGCGGACCCGGGCGGCGCGACCGTTGGGTGGCAACTGCAGTACGCCAATCTCAGCGACACAGAGTTGGCTGCGCTACAGCAGTTCTTCACGGCTATGGAAGGGTCGCTGAACAGTTTCACATTCCTCGACCCGGTGGCGAACCTGCTCGCGTGGAGCGAGGATCTGACGAACGCGGTCTGGCAGGCGGCGCCGTTTCTAACTCTATCGGGTGGCGTGGCAGACCCGCTTGGCGGCAGCAACGCGTGGCGGCTGGCAAACTCCGGAGAGGGAGCGCAAACGCTGACGCAGACGCTGAATGCGCCGGCCAGCTATACGTACTGCTTCAGTGTATACGCGTTCAGCAGCCAGCCGGTGACGATCCAGTTGCAGCTCGGGAGCAACTCGGCGCAGGCAGCCCTGGATTCCCGGTGGGGCCGCTTTCAGATAGCCGGCACTAGGGACGCTGCGGCAAGCTCGGTCGAGTTCGGCATAGAACTGCCGGCGGGCGTCACGGTAACTGTGTTCGGACCGCAAGTGGAAGCGCAGCCGGCGCCGTCCGCGTACAAGACCGGAACGACGGGCGGAGTCTATGCGAACGCGCGATTCCGCGACGACGCGTTCACACTCACATCCACCGACGTGAACCATCACTCTGCAACGGTGAACATATTCCATGCAAACAGTCTCTGAGTTGAAAGAGTGTGCGATCACCGATACGCCGCTGGTGATATTCGACTGCGCACTGCCGAACGGAGACACCGAACACTGGTGCACGCACGGCATCACAGTCGGGGGCACGTCTTATGCCGCGCGCGTCTTGCAGCACAGTGCGTTCGACATTCAAACAGCCTCGGACCAGGGTGTCGACGGGAGCCCGACCATTACTTTGCTGCTGGCCAACGCGGACTCACACTTCTCGGAGATCGAACAAAGCACAGGCTTCCGGGGCGCGACGATCACAGTCAGCTTCGTATTCTACGATCTACGCAACAACGCACCGCTGACGGACGCCGTGGTTGTGTTCCAGGGGATCTGTAACCCTCCGGACCAGATCAAAGAAGCGACGCTTCGCGTCACGGCGACGAACCGGATGAGCTTGCAGCGGGTGTATCTGCCCGAGATCCGGATTCAGCGTTTGTGCCCCTGGACGTTCCCGTCGACGCCGGCTCAACAGCAGGAAGCCATTGACGGGGGCACAGAGGGCAGCTACTCCCTCTACTATCCGTGCGGTTACTCGGCCGGCCTTCCGGGCGGCTGCGGAAACCTGAATAACGGAGCGCCTTTCACAACGTGCGGGCACGCCTCGACAGACTGCCAGGCCCGCGGTATGTCCGCGCGGTTCGGCGGAATCGAATATGTTCCGCCGGTGATTACGGTGCGAGGCTACGGCAAGAATTGGACAAGTTCCGCCGTGGCGGTGAACCAGGCGCGTTACAGCGACTATGTTCCGATGGTGTACGGAACGGCCTGGTACTATCCGCCAGTCGTATTTGCGCGCAACGATGGGAACCTGACTCGAATGGAGGTGCTGTTAGGAGTCGGGGTGATGCAAGGCGTTTTGACCGTGCTGGTGAACGGTTACCAGATACCGCTTGGCGTGAGCGGGCAAAACATGACCGGCACCGGTTGGTACAACATAGCGACGTTGGGAACGCGAGACGGCGCATTCGATCTGAATTTTCTTAACTCCAACGGCCAGCCGGCGGGAGATCCCTACGGTGGCATGGCGTACCTATCGGTGGTGGTGCCGAATCAAATCAGCGACGGGAACTCGCTGCCTTCCGTCCAGGTCCTGGTGCAAGGACTGATAGTTCCGACATATGACGCTCAAGGAAACCAGCTAAGCGAGGAATTCACCAGCAACCCTGTTTGGATTCTGCACGACATGCTGCGACGCAGCGGGTGGCAGGCTTCCGAAATCGACTACTCGACCCTGGCGCCAGCGGCGGCGTATTGCGATGAGTTAATCAACTCGACGGACCTGAATGGCAACCCGATCACCATCTCCCGATTCGGATGCAACCTGGTGCTGCAGAACAGGCGCAGTGCAGGCGACGTGATCCGTGGGATTCGCAATGCGTCCCGACTGTACCTGACTTACGGTCCCGGCGGCGTGTTGCAGGTCAATGTGGAGAACGCGATGGCGTTGCAACAGCCGGCCCAGAGTCCGTGCTCCAACAGCACCGAACCGCTGAGCGGGGGATGGCCGGCTTACGAGTTTGGCGACGGAACAACGGGGGTTTCGGGGCTCCTGCGAAAAGCGACCGGAGAGCCGGCGGTCGTGGTTTCGTCGCGCAGCATCGCGGACACGCCGAACTCGCTGAGCATAGACTTTCAAGACGCACTGAACAGTTACCAGCAGGACAGTTATACCGTTGTAGATCCGGACGATGTGATCCTGACCGGTCAACAAGTGACGGCTACGCTGATGGCGATTGGACTCCCCAATTACGACCAGGCAGCCCGACTTCTTAAATTCAACCTCGATAAGTCGCTGTTGGGCAACACCTATATCCAATTCGAAACCAGCATCCTGGCGTTCGGGATCAGGCCTGGAGACTTGATCACGGTCACCTATCAGAAAGAAGGCTTCAGCCGGCAGCCATTCCGGGTTCTTAAAATAACTCCCGCGACGAACTACAGAACGGCGGTAATCACGGCGCAGATTCATGACGATGCGTGGTATCTGGACTCAAACGGACAAGATAACTCGCCGGCGGGAACAAACCAGCAGGCAACAGCCACAATTGGGGTCCCGAAGCCGCTGTTGGGCAGCGTGGTGGACGCGAACGGACTGGTGGAGTTCGGCATCGCGGAGACGGATACGACGAGCAGCGACGGGACGATTCAGGCCAGCCTGTCGGTGAGCTTTATCACGCCAGCGGCCGCAACCGCCGCAGGGTCCGGCGTGCCATTGGTCAGCTTGGCTGCGACGATTGGAACGGGTGGCACCCTTGCGGCAAACCAGGTCTTGTACTATGCGGTATCGGGTGTGGACGCATCGGGAGACGAAGGCGCGCTTTCGTTCATCGTCACGGCGGTGATTGCGAGCGATGGATCTTCGGTGACGCTAACGGGGCTGAGTTTTACTTCGGGCACCAGCACGTTCAACGTCTACCGCGGGGCGACACCCGCCGAGTTACTGCGGATCGCTTCGAGCCAGATGATGGCGGCGAGCTTTACCGATTCCGGTGCGCAGCCGCAATTAATCGCCCCGCCGGACCCGAATTTCGATCATGCCAACTTCTACTGGCGGATGGAACTGCAGCCGGAGATGACGGCCACCATCTTCTCGCCGACAACAGTAGGCAATCAGAGCCTTCAGATGAGCCCAAACTGGTATCGGGGCATGACGGCGAGGGTTACGCGCGGGACCGGCGCCGGGCAGGAGGCATCGATTGCCGGCAACGACGCGACGACGCTGACTCTTTCGAGCGCGTGGGTGGTAGCTCCGGACGCCACGAGCTACTTCGTGGTGGCGGAAGCGGGCTGGCATTTTGCGGCAATGACGAAAAGCAGCCCGGTGAGTTTCGTGGTCCCCAATCAAGGCGGCGAAACGGTTCAGGTGACTGGGCGGTCGGCGAACGCGGCCAACGTGGAGTGTCCGCCGCTGCTATCGACCGTGACGCGGTGGCAAATCGGGGGGAGCGGATTCAGCGACAGCGCCGCGCCGCCCACGCCGTTCTTTGGGCTGGGCTCCGGAAAGGGCGGCGGGACGCTGGACCTGAGCGGAGTTTCCTTCAGCAGCCTGACCGACACCGAGACGATCTCAGCCGCGACACTGGCCGTCTATTACTGGGACGAACTGCAAGGCGCCACCAGCTTCGCGCTCGCCAATGCCATAGGGGCGAGCGATACGACCTTAACACTGAATGCTCCCGGACCGGCGCAGGCAGGCAGTGTTTTGCAGATCGACAGCGAGGTGCTCGAGGTCACTGCCGTTAGCGACGGGGGCGTGCAATATACGGTCCAGAGGGGCGTGCAGAGCAGCCCAGCCAGCGGACACTTGGAGCAGGCAGCCGTCTATCATCTGACAGGCCTCACAACAATCACTGGGTTTCCACAAGGATTTTTTGGCAGCCCCTATAGCGGCACCTGGAGCCTTCCGGTGCCGCTTCCGGATGTGCGGGTGGTGAGCGCGCAACTGTTTGTTACCAACCAGAAAGGCAACAGCCCGACGGCGAGCGCATGCCTGACGCACACGGTCGACAACGGTCTGCGGACGCTCTCCGGCGGTCAGTATTCGATTCAGGCGGAGGGGTTCCTGTCGGTGGACCAATCGGTAGCGCCGGCGCTGGTGGTGGACACGGCGCACTCAGTGGGAGACATTTACGCGGTGCTCGGCGCAGCGGCGGACGCGACGGTGCGACTCGAACTCAACATCAACGGGTCGGCTTACTGCCAGTTGGTGTTTCAGCCGAACGAGACCATCTCGAACGACGTTAGCGGGCAAAATTTGCCGCCTTTGGCGGCGGGCGATCAGATCACGCTGGCAGTCCAATCCGTAGGGCAGACGTATCCTGGCGCGGACCTAACGGTGATCATTCGACTCTAATGGGAGACGCGCCGTCCAAACTGCAACCCGACCGGGATCTGCAGTGTTACTTCTTCGAGCCATCGGCGATCGCGGCCTTGAGCGAGACCAGCCCGACTGGATTCACGGTCTCCGGTTGCTGGCGGAGCCAGTTCGATTGGGCAGTGGTCGAATGGAACCGCGACAATGTCTTCGAAGACCCTGCCTTGCGTAATCTCCCCGACGGAGACCTGAGTGGATTGCAGCTGTCTTATGAGGAAGTGCGCACTAACTGCATCAATTTTGATTCTACGTGGTATCCGACGGAACCCTGGCCGTACCTCAGGATTTGGGCAGATACGGGTGGAGGGGAAGAGATCTACGAGGTCCCGTTGTTGCAGTACGCGACGCCTCTGTCGACCGCAGTCCCTGCGACCACGCAGCTCCAATTGCAGGGCACACCGACAAGCGGAGACTATATCGAGCTAGCCTGGCTGGACCAACACTACAATTACCAGTTTGCACACGGGGACACGCTGAGCACCGCCGCGGAAGCGTTAGCCGGTATCATCACCGCGAACCAGCAGACCGGACTAGTCAGCGCGACGGCAGACGGCTCGACAATCAAGCTCACCTATCTGGGAGTATCCGGATCAAACGGAAACCGCATCGGCGTATATGGGACCGTGCACGGCGCCGGAACAGAATTCTGGGAGCCGCTTTCCGCGCTGTTTCAGGGCGGTGTGTCGCCTGCCGCCTGGCAAGTGAATTTGGACTTCGCAAATTTGACGGACCTGAATAGCGTCCCGATTCCCGCCGCAAACGTAACGAACGTGCGGAAGCTGCGATGGACCTGGGAGGCGGATATGCAGGCGGCGGATTTCCAGCGGAGCGAGTTTTCCGTGGTCGTGTCGAATTGGACCGTCAGTGGGAGCGGCTTGCAATATCAAGTGGCGGGGCCGGGCAGCCGGCGGATTGAAGACGATTCCACGACGCTCACTTACACCGGCAGTTGGGTCTCCGAGATAGGGAACTACTCGGGCGGGTCCATACACTGGACGGCGGCAACCGGGTCTGCCATCGAATGCTCCTATATTTCAGCGTTTGCTCACACCTTGTACCTGGGTACGCGGGCGCTTGCGAGTGGCGGACAGATGACAGTGCAAGTAGACGGCGGAACGCCGATCATCATCGACCTGGCGCTTGCCGGCGAAGACGTGCTGATGCGAGTGTCGCTAGGGCAACAGACCGCATCCGTTGAACATAACGTCATCATTACCTACTCGGGAACGGCAGGCACCTTAGTGTACTTCGACTTTCTCGAACTCGCGGCTCCGACAAGCAACCTGCCGACGTTCATCGCGATGCCCACCACAGCGGCGGCGACGGACTGGGACACCAACCACTCGCTGGCGCTAGCCCCCGAACGAACGGCATGGCTGGCCGCCACGTTAGGGTTGCGGGGCCGATTGAACCACTATGCCGGAGCGCTACTGTTCTATGAGCTGGTTTGCCAGGGCAATCAATACGCATCTGCTACGATTACTTTCGCCGGGCAGCCTTACTTCGGCCCCGGTGGGCAGACCGAAATCGAGTTGGACGGCACCTCGCTGCCGCATTGGAACTTGATCGGCGATACGGCCGAAAGCATCGCCACTTGTTTTGAACTGTTAATCAACGCTGGTTTGACCGAGGTGTGGGCCCAAGCCAACGGAGCCAGTCTCACGATCACTTCACGGATTTCGGGCTTAGCGGGCGACAGCATCGCTTTGACCGTCAGCACCAACGGTACGCAGTTCACCGCCAGCCCGGCGACGAGCTCGCTTTGCGGCGGCCAAGACGGAACATGGCTTACGGATCTGACCGTTGTGCCGCGGATGAACCGCGCGGCCCGGGACTGGAGCCTCAGTTATTTCAAGGCGCTGAAGAGTTACGGCATCAGCGTAACCGCATCGTTCAGCATGGAACTCGGCAACGGTGACCCAAGCACTGACGCAGGAATTGCTCAACGGTATCCGGACGGCACGGCGTGCAAGGTCAGCACACCGGCTCTACAGACCAACTTCGGGCCCGAAAGCACGACGTTCTGGCAGCAGGTGTATCTTGACATGGCGCAGATCATGTTGAATGCTGGCATTACTCCGTACCTTCAATTCGGTGAGGTTCAGTGGTGGTATAAGGCGGCGCGCGGCGGCATGCCGTTCTATGACGCGTACACGACGTCTTCCTTCCAGGCAGCCTATGGACAAGCGATGGCGATTATCCCCAGCCAATATGCCGACCCGGCGCCTTATCCAAACGAGTGCGCTTTTCTGCCCGGTCTGATTGGCCAATTCACGCAGGCTATTATGACCTTTGTCCGCCAGTCGGCGCCTAGCGCGAAGTTCGAAGTCCTGTACCCGCCGGATGTCAATAATACGCCACTGAACACACTCATCAACTATCCGACAACCTACTGGACGCCGGCTAACCTGGCTTGTCTGAAGACCGAGAATTTCACTTACACCGGCGACCGCAATCTAGATCTGGCGCGCCAGTCGATCCAGTTGCCGCGACAGCTCGGATTCCCACCGTCGCAGAGCAGCCACCTGGTGGGTGTCAGCGATTACACGACGCCATGGGTGAAGGAATGGGGTCTGGCGATGGCGGCCGGAATGGAATCGGTGGTGCTGTTTGCGCTCGATCAGTTGTGCCTCATCGGTTATTCGCTGCCGCTTAGCGTGAGAATTGCCCGAGCGAGGTTCATGGGCCGCTAGCTAAAGCCACTGCGCGGGCTGGCTAGCGGCTACCGCTGATTGGCTTTCAGAATCTTCTTGCGCAGGCGAATGGACGCGGGTGTCACCTCGACTAACTCGTCGTCGCGGACAAACTCGATGGCCTGTTCCAGATTCAGGATGCGCGGCGGCACCAGGCGGATGGCCTCATCGGCGGTGGAGGCGCGCATGTTGGTGAGC